GTGGATGAAATTGATGACAGAGTACGACAGTTAGAATTGCAAATTGTAAAGCAACAAAAAGACATTGACTATTTAACCAAAGGTAAATGATTATGGGATTCAATCCGTTTAGCAAGAAAAGTTGGGACAAAGCAGTTAACGATACAAAGAAAGCTGTAGTTGATCCAGTAGTCGATGCGGGCAAGCAAGCCGCAGATGCGGCCGCAAAGGTCGCCGCAGACGCACAGCGTTTAGCAGAACAACAGGCCGCCGAAGCAAAAAAGGTTGCCGACGCTGCTGTTAAAGCAACTACTGACGCCGCCATAAAGACGGCAAAAGTAGCAACTGATACGGTAAACACCATCAACAAAACTGTTGTCAGTACTGCCGGACAAGCTAAAGTTGTAGCAACACGAAGTGCAATGACAGCTGCTAAAGTTGCAGATGCCGCATTAAACGATATTGAAGCGGGTAGCAAGCTTGCAGTTAAGGGGCTCGAACAAGGTGCATATGCCGTCCAAGGTGCCGGTGAACTTATTGCAGAATGGGCCGAGGCAAACTATTGTCAAATTGGCGTGAGTACAGCACTGGGTACAATTTTTGCCGCATTATTATATCGGCCAGAACCAAGTAGTGTAGCAACAACTACCGCCGCAACTGCTCCATTAAGTTCTACTGCCATTGCATATCTTGCCGCAAAAGAAACAGTTGGTGCGGTTGCATTGGGTACGGCATGCGACTTAACAGCAGCATCATTTGTTGAATTAATTTGGGTAGCTCCAGATGTACGAAAAGCAATTGGAAGCAAGAATAAGAAACTTTTAACTGACGGCATTGCGTTTACATTATGTAAGAGCATTGATGCTGCCGCAGGTGCGATGATTGTACCACAGGCCTGCGCGGCCGTAGTAGCGGGTGTGGTAACAACCTTAGTAGCACAGTTGGCCTGTGAACGCACATTACCAAACGGTGCACGTGAGTGGGCAACTACTGGTGCAAGCGGGCTTTAAAATAAGTGATTGAACTGGGAAATCTGAATATTTGGTCAATCCCATGCTTTTCGTCTATAACTCGGAAAAGTAACTATTTATCTAGTAGACCTTTTTCATAGACTATATTATGGCATTTGACGAAGTTATTTTCGAAGGAAAAACATTATCAGATATGTTTTCTGATGTATATAAAAATACAAATACGAAACGCGAGCAGATTAATAGCTTCGTGGCAAGTTTTGTAAAAATGATCCGTACGCCAGAGGATGCAGCGGTCATGGGCCCAGTTATAAAAGATTTTCTGGACTTAAATGTAAAAAATGATGAGCACATTGTACGATTAGTACAGATTGCACAACGGTTAGTCGGCGTTTCTTCTAAGAACGCCGACACTGGAATGCTTACAGAAGAAGAAAAATCTCAACTACTAAAAAATATTAAATCTGACTTTGAATCGGTGCTTGCTGAACAAGATGATTTGGATATTGCCGTGTCGGGGATGAAAAAGTAATATGGCATCGACGAGTAAATATGTATACAATGGTAAACCAGATGGATTGTTAAGTATATCTGGTGCCACTGAATCGGCAACACCAATTCCGGCACAGTTTTATGAAGCTCTCGTCGTCGATGTCATATTAGATCACCACCACCCGCAGTATGCTAAAAAGGATGGGTATAATGTAGGTACCATTAAAATTCGTATTTTTTCTGTACACAATGGCAGAAGTGACGATCTTCTTGATTACGCAGATCCCATAGAATCTTCTATATTAGAAATGCCATTGATTGGTGAATTGGTGATAGTACATAAGATCCTTGGAAACTTTTTTTATACGCGAAAGGTTTTTCTCGCGCATAGAATGCAAGAAAACGGTATGCTGCAATTAAATAATGTCCTAAATACTAGAGGTGATAGACTCAAATCAAAGATTGCCACTACAAAACAAGAATTAACCGCAGATAAGCATAAGTTTGGTGAATATTTTAAACCAGATAGTCGAGTCCGACCATTAAAACATTTTGAGGGTGATTTATTAATCCAAGGAAGAATGGGCCAGTCCATTCGATTTGGATCGAGCCAAATGGAACTATCAAGCCCTGGCATGGCACCAAATATAATACTTCGCACGGGTCAAGGAAAGGACATAGAAAAGACTGATGCAACAAAAGATAGTGTATTTGGATTGATATTGGAGGATATTAACAAAGATGCCTCTTCTATATGGATGACGGCAGATCAAAATGTGCCGTTTGAGCCCATAACAATTAATGCGGGATCGTTTAATCGTTCAATGCAGGCACCGCCACAAAAATATGGCGGCGCACAAATCATAATGAACTCAGATTCAATTGTCTTAGATTCTAAAAAAACACACATATCATTATATTCTAACGAAGAAATATATTTAAATAGCTTCAAAAATACAGCAATAGACACGGATAGTAGTATTATACTAACCGCAAATTTAGATATAGAACTGAAATCAAGTCGCCGCATTGACGTACAAGCAGATTCTGATGTTACTATTATATCTGGCAATGATATGTCAATGGTTGGAATGGGTACTATGTCATTACTTGCTAAAAAAATATACTTGGGAAGTTCTACAAATGATGCAGAACCCACGGTGGGTGGTACAAGTTTATCAATGTTTCTTGCAAGATTAATTCATGCATTGATGGGAATCGGTGTGACGCCACCACAAGTTCCGACATACCAATCTATAGGGTCACCAATACCAACTACCGTGCTTCCCCCACTGACACCTGGGCCGGCAACTCTGGCACACGTAATAACACCAGTGGGCCCAGCAGTGCTATCACCATTAATAGTGACCGCACTAACAGCATTATATGCCGAATTGATACCACCAAATGTAGGTTCAATTAAAAAATTACCATACTCTGGTGCACCGTTTAATAGTTCTGATGTATTTGTGAATATGGGAAATGAAAATACCTCTGCTCTTATTGAAAAAAATGAATTTAAGAAAGGTGAACAAATAAAAACCGAAAACAGTAAATGGAAACTTTCCGATAACTATTATAAGGTATTATAATTATGGCAATTGACCCGTTAAAAAGTGCAATTGCCGCTACAAAAGCGGCCGCATCAAATTCATCAATTCCTAACAATGCTGTTGATGCGGCCAACGCATCAATTGATCAGGCAAATGTTGCAGCAGATGCAGCACAGGCAAAATTAGACGCTTTAGCAAAATACAAAGATCCGGAGTTCATAAAAAAAGAAGCGGAAGCTAGAGTAATGGCATTGGTAGCAGACAAACAACAAGAATTGTTAGCACAAAAGGCTAACATAGAAAACCAAGTAACGGAGAAGTTAGCATTATTAACTGAAACGTTGGCGTTGGCATTAACGGTATATTTAGCATTTCCCCCAAAATTACCGGCAATTGATGTCAAAGCATTAGCAAAAAAAGCATATGCAAAGACAAAAAAAGAACTACAAGACTTACGACAAAAAGTAAGTAAAGAAAATTTGAAAAAAGGAAAAGAAACATTTAAATATCCGATGAAGCCAAAAGAATTATCAATCCCCAAGATACCAGAAATACCAAAATTACCACCGATTCCCAAGATACCAGAAATACCAAAGATATCATTGCCGACGATACCAAAATTGCCTTTGTAAAAATATTAAAATTATAACTTCAAAATCACCGTAAAGTTTAACTTACCACCATTTATATAGAGAGTGTTTTATGGACAAGCAATTACTTAAAGCATACATTCGCACAATTGTTGAGGAAGAAGTTTCTAGAATTCTGCCACAAATGTTGTCCGAAGCAGTGTCAGAAATTAAGCAGCTCAAAGAAAATGTAACAGAACCAACAAGAACTGCGCCAAAACTTGACCGTAGTAAACTGGCAGAATTGATGGGAGTAACATATGACGGTAGTACATTGCGGGCAACCACAAACAATTTACCATCAAGACTTCCTGATAACATACCAGCCAATGCAGATCCAGAAGTGGTAAAGGCAATTACAAGAGATTATTCTGCAATGATGAAAGCGATGAAATTAACTTGAGATAAGATATGGCACAAGCAATTGGTATTACATTACCAATACAAATTGGAAATATGGGATATTTTCAACAAGCATTTGATACATTAACTCAAGTTAAATCAAACTTTATAAATTTGATACTTACTAGAAAGGGAGAGCGTGTCCACCAACCAGAGTTTGGGTGCGGCATTCATGATTATTTATTTGAGCAACTCACTCCAGAAAATATTGAAGGGGCAAGACTCTCGGTAGTAAATGCAGTAGAACGTTGGATGCCATTTTTAGAACTGGTACAATTTGAACTCAATGCGTCACCAAACGACTTGGATAATAATAGACTTCAGTTATATGTTGGTTACAGATTAAGACAGAATCCAAATATCAGAGACACTATTATTCTAACGTTTTAGGAGATAATCAATGGCAGTAAATCAATCCATTACAAAAAAATTTAATCCAAACTTCAAGGACGTTAGTTATTTAGCAAAAAATTTCTCTGAATATCGGCAGAACTTAATAGAATTTGCTAAATCATATTATCCCAACACGTATAGTGATTTCAACGAAGCATCTCCGGGCATGATGTTTGTCGAAATGGCAGCATACGTTGGGGATGTTATGTCCTTTTATATTGATAATCAGTTTAAGGAAAATTTACTGTTATTTGCAAAGGAACGAAATAATGTAGTGAGCATATCACAGGCATTGGGATATAAACCCAAACTTACAGCAACTGCAACAGTGGAAGCGGATATATATCAAATGGTTCCCGCACTTGGCGTAACATTTAATTACGAACCAGATAAAAAATTCTTTTTAAAAATATTAGCAAATTCAAAATTTTCTACAAATACACCACCAACTCAGAATTTTCGATCTATTGATAATGTAGATTTTGCCGATCCCACTAATAGAAACATTCGTGTATTGGCCCGAGACGGTTCAAATGCACCGACTATGTATGTAGTATCAAAAAAAATAAAACTGGTGTCGGCTGATGTAAAAATTGCAACATTTTCATTTGGATCGGCGCAGAAATTTTCTAAAATAGAAATCACAGATACAAACGTAATTTCTATTATTTCGGTAGAAGACTCTAATGGTAATTTGTTTTATGAAGTAGATTATTTAGGTCAAGATTTAATTGTAGAAGAACGTGATACAGCAGTTAGAGGATCTGATGGATTTTTCTCTAGCGAAACTATGCAGTCTGGATCACTGTCTCCTGCAAAACTTGCAATCTTTCGCAAAAAACCAAGAAGATTTGTAACACGAATTAATTCTGATATGAAATTAGAACTGTGTTTCGGGTCGGGAACAAGCGACACCAGTGATGAACTGGTAACGCTAAATTCCACACAAATTGCAAATTCAAAATACAACCAAGTCATTAGTAATTCATCTCTAGATCCGGCAGATTTTATATCAACGGATACATTTGGATTGGCACCTGCTAATACTACATTAACAGTGACCTATTTAGTAGGCGGTGGAGTGCAATCAAACGTTGCGTCCAATACCATTACGCAAGTAGACGTAGCACAGATTGCAAATAATATTACCGATTATGCTACCGCAGAACAAGGATTGTACAATCAAGTAGTATCAAGTGTGGCAATTATCAATGAAGAACCAGCACGCGGCGGCGGTGATACCGAGTCTGTTGAAGAAATACGAGAGAACGCACTGGCCTTTTTTAACGCACAAAATCGTGTGGTAACTGACAAGGATTATCTGGTACGAAGTTATGCAATGCCGGCGCAGTTTGGATCGGTGTCAAAAGTATTTGTGGTACGCGATGAACAAATTAATGCAATTGCACGACAAGATTCGGGGTCATTACAACTAAACAATGATCAAAATCCATTTAATAACCGCACGTATGTGGTAGATCCAGTAGCACCAAATTCAATTAATTTATATGTGCTCGGGCATGATGAAAATAAAAATTTAGCTACCTTGAATACATTAGTCAAAAAGAATTTAGCAAAATACTTAGAACAATATAGAGTATTAACCGATGATGTTAATATTTTAGATGCCTTCGTGGTAAATATTGGAATAGAATTTCATATTGTTGCGTATCGCAGTTATAATATGAACGATGTTGTTGCACGATGTATTGACGCAATTAAAAGTTTCTTTGATATTACAAACTGGCAGATTAATCAACCAATTATTATGAATGATCTTCGATTGACTATTGGTTCAGTAGAAGGGGTGCAAACGGTGTCTGATGTAATTGTTACGAACAAATATAGATTTAAAGATGGTCGTGATTATTTTGAATATAGATATCCCATTGAAGAAGCAACGGTGGACGATGTAATATACCCGTCACTTGACCCAAGCATATTCGAAATACGATATCCAGAAACGGATATTGTTGGATTTGTTCGTCAATAATTGAGATAATATATGAGAACTTTTCTACCAACGTCAGAAGACGCAACTATCTACGAAAAATTTCCAACATTAAATACTGGACTTGATGAAATTATTGAAGTGGGAAAAATAATAAAATCATTGGATGGGCCCAATGAATATGCCTCGGGGTCAACGAGAATGTTGATAACGTTTGATATTCCTTCACTACAGCAATATCCAACATCTTCGGTGTATTATTTAAATCTACGAATTGCAAATGCAACAAATGTCAACCGTTATCAGACATTGGAAATATATCCAATATCACAAAGTTGGGTAGAAGGAAGTGGATATTTTTATCAAGATACGCAGAATGCGGAAGATGGTGTAACGTGGATTGACAGAAGTACTACAGATGTATGGGCAACTTCGGGCAGTAATTATACCACAACAATCTCTGCATCATATACTTTTTCAAAAGTTCCCATTGAAGATGTAAAAATTGATGTCACTGATTTAATTGCGCCGGTTGTATCTGGTTCAAATATAACGCCGTGGAATGGATTAATAATAAAATTTCCAGATGCAGACGAATTAGACTCTACTAACATTGGAAACATTAAGTTTTTTTCGGGCAATACGCATACTATATTTGCTCCAAAACTGGAAATTGTACAAGTAGACCAGACATTTGTCACGGGAAGTCTAAAACGTATTCCCAACGGCAATGTTACAATTGTACCAAAAAATATAAAAGAAGCATATACGTTAGGAGAAGTCGATAAGGTATACTTGGTAGTAAGAGAACCATATCCTGATAGAAAATTTGATGCAACGAGTCGATATAGAAATGTATATTTCCTACCCTCGGAATCATACTATAGAGTACGGGATCAAGTAGCAGATATGGTATTATATGATTTTGATCAATATTCTGCAATAAACTGCGATACTTCGGGATCATATATATTATTGGATACGTCGGGGTTGGAAGTTAACCGATACTACACCTTAGATTTAAAAATAAAATCCAGCGGGTTAGTATTTTTCCCAGAATTTAATTACACATTTAAAGTAGACAGTGATGCATAGTATATTTAATTCATATATTCCAAAATTTTTGGTAGATCTTAATAAGGATAACGAAGATATTATAATAGTGTCTTCTTCGTATTTCTCTCCAGAGGGTGACGTATATGAATTAGATACCCGTACATTATCTCCCAATTTAGTGCAAACCACGCAGTCATTGCAAGAATTGCAACCGGAAATTTCAACGGTATATCCGTTTACAATTGTAACACCGTTAGATTTTGATGGCTCAACAATGTTACAAAGTCCAAGTATGACTACTCAGCCCACCGCATCGCAGGGATATTATGTCCCTATTTATTTTGAACGATACAATGCTGACGTTATACGAAATATAGATACAAGATTTACCGAACTAACTACTGAGTCAAATTTATAATATGCCAAATCAAGCAAATTTTAGAAGTGATATTACTACGCAAACTGAGCCACGATTTGCGGCATCAAGAATTGTAAGTAATCCAAATGAACTAATTTTGTTTGAAGAAGTTCCAGCAAGTTTTGCATTCGATGCACAGGATACGGTAGAAGTACATTTCTACACCATTCCAGGAAATCAATTATTGTTAAGTACAACTATTACATTGTCTGACCAAATTATTAAGTCGCACATTGTTTCATATAGCGACAACTCCTATAAAAATTATATTAGAATAGATTTTACAAAATTATTTATAGATAAAAACTTAATACTAGTTCCTGGAGATTACAAACTTGTATTAAATTTCTTCTCAGATGAAATTGGTAGTTACACAGATAGACGATTAACAATAGATACTATATCACCGTCACGTACCGAAGTTCAATTAACATTCAATAATATTATTGATGCGGTAACACGAAATGATGATACATATTTACTTAGAGAATTTGTTGAACCATCATTTAATAAATCGGATGCGGTTGGTGTGGCACAAAAAATCTTTACTTCTGGGATAAATTTAAATGATCCAACCGAGGGGGTTACGGCAAAAACGGTAGTGGATAACATAGAAATTCTAGAAATAAACCAAACATATGCAAATACTATAGCACGTATTGATGCATTAAACTTGCGTGAATCTTTTGACGCACAAATAAATGACTTAATTCTACAACTGTACACTTTCATCAGCGAAGAAATAGTTATTAATGGAGATGATAGAATCCAACAAGATGAATACGAGCAAATCATTCGTTCTGTTGTAGCTGATAAAATATCAAATCTGCGCCAAATTATGGACATGCGCATCAACGTAAGTTAAGGTATATATTATATGACAATTCCGTTCAATTCTCAATTTTTTTTAAATGATGAACAAACCGACGGCGCAGGAACTACTGGTCAGTCAGGAGGTGGAACGCGTTCCACGCCCACACCCACACCCACACCTACAACCACACCCGCTTCAGATTTCAGTGGTATTTGTAGAGAATACTCTCTCACAACAATTGCTCAAGCAGGTAGTGATGTTACAGTAACGGTAATCTATACAGACTGCGGTAATAATGTTGTAAACTCAACGGGAGTCATAAATTTAATACAACAAGCGTCGGCCGATCCTGATGCGGCAGGACAGCAATTATTTTCTACAACCATCTGTTCGAAGTCACAACCAAGTATAACAGCTGGTCCATATCAAATCAGCGTTACTAATATTGCCGCATGTGATTCACCTCCACCGGAATCACTTACCGAAGTTACATTAGATGCGTTCAATGGCGGATCAATAGATATCATAGCGGGAGCTCTAGTCGGAGCCCCAAGAAGAAGTGTTATAATTGACGCATTCCCTATAAGTACACACACCTTTAGTAGATTTGAATTGCGTGACAGTGTAACGAACAATTTGATACGTACACAAACAACTGCGCCAATAAGTTTTACAGTGGATGAAAATAGAACGATAACTGCATTTTTTGAATTAACAGTTACCCCGCTACTTACCGCCGTTACATTGGCCGCAGAGCCATCAATTGGCGGATCAATAAATATTGTATCTGGAGAGTTGGTTGGTTCTGCAAGAAGAACTGTTAGAATTAATGCCGTACCTGCAAATACACACACCTTTAGTAGATTTGAATTGCGTGATGGTACAACAGACAACCTTATAAGTACACAAACAACTACGCCAATAAGTTTTACGGTTGATGGAAATAGAACGGTAACTGCATTTTTTGAATTAATAGGTGGTCCACCGCCATCTACCGTCGTTACATTGGTCGCAGAACCACCAATTGGCGGATCAATAAATATTGTATCTGGAGAGTTAGATGGTCCTGTAAGAAGAACCGTTAGAATTAATGCCGCGCCTGCAAATACACACACCTTTACTAAATTTGAACTGCGTGACAGTGTAACAAACAATTTGATAAGTACACAAACAACTACGCCAATAAGTTTTACGGTTGATGGAAATAGAACGGTAACTGCATTTTTTGAATTAATAGGTGCTCCACGGAGGTATACTACTACCTTGGTGGCCGCACCGACCGAGGGTGGGGTGGTTAGTGGAACAAGCTTGTTAACGCCAATCCCTAGCACCGTTATCGTGTCAAGACTTGGTGAAAGAACTAATTTTCAAGCAACTGCAAATTCTGGATATACGTTTGTGGGGTGGTATTTAAACGGTCTTTTATGGTCTACTAATTATTCTCCCGCCATTTTGTCGGATAAAGATGATGTATATGAAGCAAGATTTGCAAGAAACCCCACACAAGACAAATGTAAATGTTATTTCGTAGCACCAACTGCGCAAGGACAATCATTTGAAGTAACATACAGACCATGTGTAGCGGGATCAATTCGAACAACAGAAACGTTTACCTCATTTACAAACATTTGTTCGGCCGATATTCCACAAGCCGGTAGAAACGCACAAGTACCTCAAAATCTTGGCACAGATTGTTCAAATGGACAAACTTGTAATACGCCACCACCGCCAACGCCAACACCGACTCCAACTCCAACAGAAGAAATAATATTACGGTGGAGAGATTGCATTTCCGAAGAATTATATACCGGCGTTCCAACTAATCGCCGTGAAGTAGTGTATACCGGACCTGGTGGGGGAACGTGCTGGGAGCCACTAACACAAATTACGTTTACTCCTGATTTAAATAATGAATTGACATTTCAATATCAACGTGGGTCCACTCAATATCCTATGGCACAAGTAATAACAGCAACTAACGCATCAACGCAATTAACATACGAAATACAAATAATAACCAACCCGGATATTGCAGTCACTCCCAATAAATTTATAATTGCTCCAAGAAGTGATGTACAATTTGTTGTGCAAACCACGGCCGCCTTACTAAATCAATTGGGTGATGGCACATCTAGATTGCAAATGTCAGTTGGCATCAGAGAATTATAATGATTCCATTTTTACTTAATTATGAACCATATAGACCATCAACAGGAACTCAGGTTGTTAGTTCTATAAATGATATGGTAACAATTAGTTTCAATCCACCGTCTGAAATTAATTATGTAATAGGAGCAGAACAGCAATATAATGATACAATCATTGTCCGTAACACGACATTAAATGCGCCATTGGAAGTTACTATAGAATTTAACGATAAAATTCTTGATATAAATACAAATAATACAACTAGTCCATATGTATTTACATTGGCACCAAATATACAAACTTCATTTCCCGTCCAATTAAAAACTTCATTTTTAGATCAACGATCTAGTATCACACCTACGATGCTATCCATACAGTTTACAGTAAAAAATTTACTAAACGGCACAGTGGTACTTAAAAATGTATAATACGACAATACAGGCTGCTATCCGAGTAATTATATCGCCATCAGTAACGCCATCGCAGCCATTTACAAGAAATTATAATATAGCAATTAATCCTACACTGATTGATGTTAATATTTCACAGCCATTGATTGCGTCGGCATTGCAATTTTTACAAACGGCTATAGATAATTACGTAGATGAAGAACGTACTTTAAAAACATTATTGAACTATGGTGAAGATAGACAATCCGTAGCACTGGCATATCGGTACGGTCCAACCGATGAAAATAATATATCGCGAATACAATTAAAATTATTACAGCCAGTTCCAGATAATATTAACGTCAGTTCTTCTGTATTCTTAAGTCGCGAAGTTACCAAAACACTAATTGACAAAGTTCGCGTTCGGTTTGCACCTGAATTAGATGCAACGCCATACCTACGTCCAAAAAATTTAGCAGTACAAGCAGATTTAGATACTGGAAAATCTCTGAACAATATGACATTGCAAAAACTGTCATTGCAATCGGGTTCGATAGGACTAACGGATACATTTCAAAATAAATCATTTGAAGATGAAATCTTTAGACAGTGGTATTCCTATGATTTCAATTCATCGGAGTTGAACATAGACTTTACGAATTATAATAATTTTATGTTTTACGGGTCTGCTGCTATGCGACTTGAAACGTTTAAGGAAAAAGTTCGTCAGGTAGAAATATTGGAGAGTAGCCGTAAACAATTCTTATCTACATATACATCAAATACTGCATCCGTTGGATTAATTTACGTACAAGATCAATCGGCAACATTTGCAAAACAACAAGAAGATATCATCCGTGGATTTGATCGGTACGAGCAATATCTGTACTTCACTCCATCAGGATCTAATAGTCCATATTCTGCGTCTGCCCATTATGCAGACACGGGGCAAGAATATAATTCAATTGGATATTGGCCAAAGTCTGGAAGTAGCTTGTGGCCCGTTAGTAGTAATACGATCACGAATTGGTATACAACGCAAAGTCTAATTGCACAACGATTTGATGAGTTTAACGAAAATAATTTAGTTAATACAATCCCATCACATCTGCGGGAAGATGATAGCTCTGGGGCATATATCACGTTTGTTTCTATGATAGGGCATTTCTTTGATACGATAAAACCGTTCGTTGATCAATTCCCGAATATCTACAGCAGACAGTTAGATCCTAATAAAGAACTTTCCAAAGATTTAGTGAATGAGATTGCAGAATCCATTGGATTTACACTGCCCACGTTAAATTCCGTATATAATCTGGCGGATAATATCATCGGAACTGACTCAGAAATTCCGCGGCGAGATATGTCGGCGGAAATTTATAAAAGATTATTACATAATTTACCGTTTTTTGCAAAGGCAAAGGGTACAAAGACTGCGTTAGAAACGTTATTAAAAACTTTTGGTATTGGTCCGCAATTACTCAGTGTAAAGGAAACGGGTACGCCAGAATCAAGCTCATACCATATATACGATGAGTATACAAATGGATTGAAGTTCGATACAACAAAAACATCATACGTAACTATACCCGTTTCAGCATCGTTGCGGTCGCCGACCACACTGCAATTTACGTGCGTGCCTTCGGCAATTACATCAAGTATAGCCACGTTGGTTACTGGTGATGCAAGGTGGGGATTGCATTTGGCAAAACATTCTACTATACCAACTCTTAGTAAAATTCAACTTACATCGGGAAGCGGTAATATAGTATTATTGTCAAGTAGTTTTCAAGAACTTTTAAATGAACGGGTAAGCGTAACTATACAGGTTTATGCATCAACCGCATCGTTATACGTAACTCAGGTTGATGGGGAAGACGTAATATTCAATTCCATATCAAGTGAGTCATCAAAATTTGCATCATTGTGGCAAAATACTGGATTTTTGGGTATCGGTGGAGTTGGTAGTAGAGTAATTGCTAGAGCAAACTGGACCGTAGACGAGGTACGTTTATGGAATGACACCCTATCAGATGAAGTAATTTTAAATACTGCATTTGATGCGGGTTCAAATGCGGGAGATACATATTCTTCTGCAGCAGACAATTTAATAGCGCAGTTATCCTTTAATAAAATTAATACCGCATCTCTCGCGGCATCACAGATTGCAAATGAATCGCCGTACAAAAATATATCAGTGTCCCCGTCGCTAGAAAATTTAACAGCCGTTAATATTAGTGGATCTGATTTTGTACGATATAATAGAACGGTGCGGCAGGAAATGCCATTGGTTGGATCTAGCGGATACATATCAAATAAAATAAAAGTGGCGGCACCGCCAATATTCATAGACAATAGCAAAGGATCAAGATTATATAGAACACAAAGTATTGTTCAACCACAAACAAAAAAACTTCGTGCGGGACGTAACAAAGTCATATTGGCTATGTCACCAACTGAAATTGTCAATCAAAATATAATTCGTAATTTGGGATTGGAAAATATTAATGCAGTACTAGGATCACCGACGACATTATATACGACATTTGACAAGTCCTTAGAAACTTTAAAACAGCATTATCAACAGTATCATTATGTAGCGGTCAATACGAATAAGTTCATACGAATTGCATCGGATGTGGCGTCGGTGTTAAATCAAGTACTTGACTATTTCATTCCTTCAAAGGCAGCGGTATTGGATGGAATACTTATAGAACCTAATATTCTAGAACAAGTAAAAATACCACCAGTAAAAAATATTCGTTTCTATGGAACGGGTACGAAAAAAACGTTAGCAGCAGCGGGGTCATTATCAAGTAGTAAACCAGATTATGGAGCAACATTTAATGTATCTGATACAATAGAATCTGCTGTTGCAAAGGTTGAAGGAGCCTATCCAACATATAGAGTACAAGAAGTAGTAACTTTGCCGTTTCCAATGACAGCAAATACTATTAAGTATACCGCATTGCTAGATATGCAACCTACATTAATGACGGGTAGCTATTCAAACTTACAAGCAATTGCAATAGAACCTATACGCAATGTAAATGCAGAAAGTCGCACGTATACTAAACGACACGAACAATGGAATTATACGGACATCAGTTCATCTAAGCCAGAAAGACCATCAAATATTGATTTACAACTGTCCAATTTAAATAAAATTTCATACAACGATATAAATTACGGAAGTGTTGGAGCAGAACCATATAATAGATTGTACACTAGAAAATTATTTACAACAGAAATTGAAACACCCCGCCCCGGCGGAGTAACAAGTGTATTTATACCCGCAATATATGATATACCGCCATCCACTGATTTCAGAGATGTTGGCGTGTACACATATTTTAATGATACACAGGGAATTTACTATTTTCCAGTCATTATAAAAAAACCAGTATATACCAGACCATTAAATGCAACATGGAATATGGAAAATCAAACATTCGATAATCAGAAAACATGGGCATCGGGTGCAAGGTATAATATATATGATGTAGTATATCAATCAGTAGATTCTACGTTTACAAGTGTGAGTGGCTCTATAAAGGCTGCAGCCGGTGGAAATGGAAAATATTATGTATTTACAACAAGACCATCGTATCGACCGCCAACGGATGGAACTGCATTTTATATTGATGGAGTTCCATCGTATTTGCCGCCGTCTCTAGATAAAGAAAATTGGGAATTATTACAATTTTTACCAATACAAAAAAGAGTTCCTCGTAGAATTGTATTTGATACGTATACCGTAGCAAAGCCAGAATTAAATAATTTTAAAACTACAACAATATCAATAGATAAACTCATAGATACGCCTGACCGATATGTAGATTTGTTCAATTTGCCAGCAATAGCAGGTAACACATATATCACAGGAGAATTATCGGTACAAAATATTGCACTATTATTCGGTTTGCAAACTGGAGTTTCTGGGTTACGAGTTAGATTATATAGAACTGAAATTTTACGTAATCAAGATATAAACAGAGCTATTGTGACGCAGCCGACCGGTTCACATGGCGTATTATTAGACGCAGTTACATCTACCAATGGAATAGAAAACATAGGACCAATTGCCACGTTAGTAGCAGACAGTAATCCTCCGTTGGGGAAACTTTTTTACACCATAGATAATCAAGACGCAATTAGTAAAAATATTACATTATTATTATACTATTATGCACTAGAGATTGAACCAAGAGTCCCATTTGGACATCTGCGAAAGCACTATAGGTTTTTTAGAGATAACTCTACCGCAACTAAACGTAGAAATTATGTGGGGTGTTTAAATACAAAGGACACAACGATTGACGGAAAAGATCCGGTAGAAATATTTGTAAGTGAGGGAACGGAAATTACCGTGGCACGTACTATAACCAACACAGAAATAACGACCGGCGGCGGCGGAACACTAAACGTAACGTAACAAAACAAACAATACTATATATGTATATCAGACCTCTTATTACTCGGAGTTATTATTTATGGGATATTTAAATAAAGCAAGCGTTACCGTTGACGCTATCTTAACAAAAAAAGGACGGGAATTACTGTCTCGCGGCCGCTCGGCATTCAATATCACACAGTTTGCGGTGGCAGACGACGAGATTGATTATTCACTATTCGATCCAGCTCACCCGCTCGGCACAGAATATTACGGATCGGCCATTGAAAATATGCCCATAGTAGAAGCATCGGTGGACGAAACACAAAATTTACGATATAAACTGGTCACGTTTGGTCGTGGACAAAATACAATTCCTTTATTACAAGTTGCGCCACTGTCCATAGAACTCAGTTATTCTACGAATGCGTTGGGTCAACAAATAACAGTAATTACTACGGGTGGTACCAACCTTGACCAAAGCCTTGGATACACCGCAGTTCTTTATGACAGAGAAGCCGCAACATTAACAAGTAACGGGGTGGCTGGAAGCGCTACGGTGCCCACGTTTGTCGGAGAAACTTCCTCGGCAACATCACAAAATGCCATCGTACTAACAGGAACACAGTTTACACTTACACCAAAAAATGTAAGCACAAGAACAGAAACACAGTTAGTTATTATTGGTAATGAAACGGGCGCAACAAAAGTAATTCCCGTGGTTATCCTCCCAGCAACGACAACGTAATCAACACTAGGATATACATATGACTATTTATACTACGCTTCAAAATGACGACATAGTACCAGCAAATCCCACAACCGTAACCACCGGATTATTTTCCGGTGATACTGGATCATTTGAGGGATTACTATATGTTAATGTCGCCGTTGGGCAACAAACTAAAATTAGCGGTGAATATTATTTCGATGTATATAATATTGATCCCGGTGGCGCAAGTGGTGAATTAGCAGAAGTGCAATTTGCTCTTACGTATGGTCATATAAACGGCGGAGGCTCACCAACACTCGACGTAAATGAACAATCAAAATTACCGACCAAGGCAATATACAGTCAATATAGAAATTTATTACTAAACCCAGAAGACACGAAGTTCTCCTTTCAGGGCGTAGAGTCTGATCACATTTATGTCATCAATTTTCAACGCTCGCGAATTCGTGAACAACTTGATCCTGGCAATTGGGAACTTCCATTGTCTGGTGCCAATGGTATTAGAACATTCATCGACGATAGTGGGCAAACACTGGGTGCATTGACGGCAAACAGTAAAGCAGGCCGAGTGTATAATATAATTTCTGGCGCACTATCAACTATATCGGGATCAATTTCATCATCGACCAATGCTACCACATTCGGAACCAGTGGACCTGGATATGGATTAGTGTATCCCGATTTGGGCATTATCGTATTAAACCCCAATGCAATTGGACCGGCGGTTGGATTTTTTACATCTGCTTCGTCAGTATTAATAACGGGTAGTGTTGCAACATCGTCACGTACAACATTATTTTATTCATCGACCACCGCATTTAATTCTGAAACATCTCCATTTGCACCCATTATACATGAGCTTACCGAACCTAATTGGAGTACAAACGGATCGGCATATAATCACACGGGATTATTTGTGTCAATTAGAAATGCATCAAATGCATCTGGTTCTAATAAAGGATTTAGAGCACGTTCGGCCGAAACGATAGCATCAACCCACTACTTCGTGCGGTTGCGAAATAAAGAATATAATTATTCTAATAACCCAACGTTTTCAAATGCATCCACGGGAGTATTAGTACAATCGGAATTTAAAAATGATCCAAAAGTATATATTACCACGATAGGATTATATAATGATAGCAACGAATTACTAGCGGTGGCAAAACTTAGTAAGCCAGTTCGTAAAAGCTTTGACGAGGAAGTTTTGTTAAGGGTGCGACTCGATTTTTAACGGGAGTAGGTAATACATGAAAGTATTTAGTACATTAGATTCAAAAGATTATACAGTAGAAGACATATATGCATCTGCACCTATGTCTTGGGAATTACAATCAGGATCAAGTGGAATAAATATTACTTCTCCGGATAATTTAGTTGGTGCAGTCACCATCGACCGCGCCACAAATGACACTGTAGATTTTTATGGAAGCGATTTTCCCAAAATAAATCAAGACTCGGGAGTATATGAATATATTTTATATTCTTCTATAAAACATTTGTTCTACAATAACGGAAATTTCTATAGTGGATCGGTATTAGTTACTTCTAGTTTAGCAGGACTGTCCAATGATTCGTATGTACTTAGCATTGGACAGAATTTCTATGGAGAACGTATAAAGCCTGGATCATTCGAATTAAGTACTGAAATTGCAAATACATATATACGAGACGATGGTAGAGGAAATTTATATCATGTAAGCGCATCTGTTAATGTATACTTGGGTAATATTTTTTATAAAAAGGGTATAGCAGTTATAAAACATAATACGGGGTCGGTAAACACTTCTATATCATCAATTGGATTACAAATAGTAAGTGGCACTAATTTATATGTGGATTATAGTAGTGATGTACTGCTCAATCGACACCAAGTAAATGTAAAGTTGCGTCCTATGGACTTTAACTTTTCGCCATTTAACCCGTCAATATTATCCACATATACGGACACAACGGGTAGTGTTACGCAATCGTTTAATCAAATGAACATCAAGCCATCTAGCGGAAGTTCAACGTGGAATTTATATAATTTAATGAGGGCCGGGGTAATCAAACCATACGTTACCACAATTGGGTTATATAACGATAAATATGAATTGTTGGCAGTTGCAAAAACAAGTGAACCAATTCAGAGAACTTTTGATGTTAACCAAACATTTACAGTTAGGTTCGATACCTAATACTTGGAGATTTATATGGACTTATTAACGAGATACACGGCCGCCACCTCACCGACCATAGCACAGGTCAAAACTATAGGCACTGCAGCCTCACCTGGGGTAAATTTCTGGGACGGTGGGCCACGAACACGAACACCGGCCGTAGATACCGTGCAGAAAGAATTTACTCCCAACG